CTACTTATTTCCCTGTCCAATCTTACCCGCAACTGCCTCGGTAAGCTTTACTAAGGTTTCAAGTTCATTTTTGTCTAATTTTCTTGCTTCAATAATTTCAGTAGTCTGCCCTGATTCTAGTTTTCCAACTCTTGAGCTAAAATTAATTTTATCCAGAAGGTCTATCATATCGATATCTTTCTGGCTAGCCATTACAAGCTTTATAATGGCATAGCTTTCCTCACGTGAACGTTTTATTGCCTCGTAATAGCGAAACTCATCCATCGTAACCCGATATTGCTTCAAAAAGAAAAATGCGATTAACTCCAAGAAAATCAACACGCCAAAATTAGGGAGAAGATACATTACCTTGGTTACCGCATCATCCTTAGCATCAATTACATGTGATTGAGAATAGAAGAAACCTAATCCAACTATTGCAAAACAAACACCGACTAATAAATAAAGACTACCGCGAGAATATATGTTTTTCGCAAGACCTTCAGAGCTATTAATCAAACCTTTAAGATAAAAATCCAGAGATTCATCTTCATCAGCAGCAGCCCTTTCCTCTTGAGCCTTCTTGAGTAGTTTTATCTCATTTATAATATCGACAATATTAAACATCGATGATTTGTCGACTGAATCACTCCCTGTAATTCTCATAAACATTCTTTGGATTGGAGACACACCATAGATAATGGTGTAAACGATTACAAATGACACTGCGAATATTGACCTGATAAAGCTCGGCAAATGTGTAAGATCTGCTCTCGCACTGGGAAATAAATAATAAAAGGTTGAGTCTAATATCCCTGTAGCAAAAATTACATTTGCAACTAGAAAGACTGCACCTATCTCAACTAAATTATAAAAACCACGAGTGCGTACCCTAATGACTTTGGCCTCGGTCATTCTTGGAGGTGTTTCGATGGTTGGCTCACTCATCATATAATCCTGTTAAATTAGAAATAGGGTTAAGAGTTACAGCTTCTTCTAAATGATCTGGTGCAAAATGAGCGTATCTCATGGTTTCCCTAATGTTAGAATGGCCCAAGATTCGTTGCAGTACTAAAATGTTCCCACCATTCATCATAAAGTGACTCGCAAATGTATGACGTAACACATGCGTTTTTTGCCCTTCAGCTAACTCTATATCGGTCAGAGCGAGCATTTTCTTGAACTCCTGATAGCAGGGGTGGAACATTTTTCCCTGTAAAGGAGCCAACTCGTCATATAGCCACCGAGGGATCGGTACTGTACGATTCTTCTTTCCCTTCGTTTTAGTGAAAGTCAACTTGTGGGGTGAAAGCTGTGAACGAGTAAGACGCTCGGCCTCGCTCCATCGAGCACCAGTCGCTAAGCACACTTTGACGATACGGGTTAAATAAATTTTCCCGTATGACTCACAAGCATTGAGCACTTCGCGAATTTGAGGCTGGGTAAGCCAAGACATTTCTTTTTCGGCTTCTTTGAAAACTCGCACACCTTCGAGAGGATTTGGCAGACTCCACTCACCCAAGCGCTTCAGCTCATTGAAAACAGCTTCGAGGTACTGTTGTTCCCGGTTCACAGTCACAGGTTTCGCAATCCACTTTTCAGAATTTGCGTGATAGCCATTGTCGATTTCACCCTTGAGACGTTTATCCCGATAATGGGCGAAATCTTTGGCGGTAAGCTGGGTAGCGATTGGGTCGCCAAGACCCCGGCAAACAATGTGCAGTTTGGCCAATCGCGATTTGCTGGCAGCGAGCGACTGGCCATGGAGGTTATGCCACAGCTCAATCAGTTCACTCAAACGTCGACGGTCTTCCTTCTCACCCATCCACGGCTTATTTTGTGCCTCTTCTCGGTAATACTGCTCGAAGGCAACGGCTTCACCTTTGGTTGAAAACTTCTTACGCACGCGGCGACTTTCAGCCCCGTCGACGCGGAAATCACAAAGCCATTCACCCGATGTCAGTTTTTTAACACTCATATCGTTAGCTAGATTTCGTCAGGCTTACCAGCACCATGCCAATACACTTAACCTCAGAAACTGAGCATTGAAAATCGGCATCAGCGTTGCTGACTTTTATTCTGTTCCCCGGGATCCTTGCAACGTCATAGACATCATGATCCCCGTCGATACTGAGCATCCATCGCCCATTTGCTATATCAGTCATATCAAAATCAACTATCCAGGACTGCTGGCCTTTTACTATGTAATTGGGGTGCGTCGCCTCAGTAGAAAAGAGGTTAGCATCAACAATCCAATGACCGTTTTCCTGCAGCTTACCTGCAACAATATCCAATCGGTCTAATGTTTTCATTTCGCCATTAGTATGGTCTGCATCAAACTTGTTCCCCTTCCCTGTTGCCAACCAACGTAAAGACACCCCAGTGTCCAAAGCGCATGCAACAACAACATCCCCGGGGAAAAAATTACGCCGAACCCAAGTGCTGATTGTTCCCGATGACAGCTCATGCAAGTCACCGAGTTGTTTTTGCATGGTGAAGCCATACGCATCAAGGATGCGCTGCAGCACTGCTTTTCCACCCTCTAACTCATCCAATTTCATCTTAAAAATCCGAGTTATCGCGAAAATCCAAATTGACATCTCGCTTTTTCGAGATAAGATTCTCGCTTGAATTTAAAAATGCACGCCAATGCACCAAACCAACTAGTAACCGGAGATGATTACTTATGACTCCACAAATTGCAATCCCGTCCGGCGCGGATCTCATGACTTATGACGAATTTGCTGAATGCTACGGCTACAGCATTCGCACTGTAAAACAGATGGTTGCTGATGGAGATCTCCTCCTGATGCCCCGTAAAAAAGACGGTGGTGCTGCGCGTATCAATATGGTTGCCTTCCGTGCTCGACTCTTGGCTCAGGGCCTTAATTGCCGCTATGTGGCAGCCTAAGAAACTCGATTATTTAAGATAGCGAGGGAAAATACATGTTTGATTTTCAAATTTCCAAACATCCCCACTATGACGAAGCGTGCCGGGCTTTCGCGCAGCGTCACAATATGGCGAAGCTGGCCGAGCATGCGGGTATGAATGTTCAGACGTTACGTAACAAACTTAACCCGGAACAGCCTCACCAGTTCACACCGCCTGAGTTATGGCTGCTGACTGATCTGACCGAAGACTCAACCCTCGTTGATGGCTTTCTGGCGCAGATCCATTGTCTACCTTGTGTGCCGGTTAATGAGTTGGCTAAAGATAAATTGCAGTCCTATGTCATGCGCGCAATGAGCGAACTCGGCGAACTGGCGAACGGTGCTGCATCTGATGAACGCCTGACCTCTGCTCGTAAACACAACATGGTTGAAAGCGTTAACGCCGGTATTCGCATGCTGTCATTGTCGGCGCTGGCGTTACAGGCTCGCCTCCAGGCTAACCCGGCAATGTCGAGCGTCGTCGACACCATGACCGGCATTGGCGCAACATTCGGTTTGGTATGAGGTACCTGTGCTGAAAAATGAACCTTCATTCGCTTCTCTGCTCGTTAAGCAAAGTCCCGGCATGCATTACGGTCACGGCTGGATTGCGGGGAAAGATGGCAGGCGCTGGCATCCGTGCTGCTCACAGTCCGAATTATTAAAAGGGCTGGAAACAAAGCCGCCGAAGTCGTCAGGCTTTTTAATTGTTCGTATTGTCCACTTTATTATTAAAGGGATTAAACATGTCACGCGATGAATTAAGAATTGTTTTAGGAGCCATGATTCCGAATATGGAAGACGGTTTTGAAATTAAAACTCGCGACGGTGCAATACTTCGGGTTGACCCTGAGTGGGAATGCTGCAAAGAGTTTAAGGATGGCCTGAAAGCTGAAATTATCAGCCAGTTGAAAAGTAAACCTGCCGTTGTATTTGGCTATAGCTAATTAATCACAATTAATTATCTGGCGTAAACCCGCCGGGCATTTTATTGCCCGAAATCAGGAGAGTTAGTTATGCGCAATACCGAACCCCGTAGTTTTAATACTGATAGTGACGCGCTGGCCGTGCTGCTGACAGATGCCAAAAAAGAAGAACGCAAAGACCGTGCACTCGCCGTTTCAATCCGTCTTGAGGCGCTGGCTATCCATATAACCAAAGAAGGCATGAACGGCAAAGAAGCCGCTGAACTGCTGCGCCGTGAAGCCACCCGCTTTGAAAACGAATCTCAGGAGTTGCACTAATGGCCGATGTTATGGATGGAGTACAGGAGCGCGAACAAGCCGAGCGCGAGCGCCATATCAACAACGCGCGCAGCCGTATTACTGTGCCTTCTCGTTTCCTCTGTGAAGTATGTGACGTACCAATTCCGGAAGCCCGACGAATCGCGCTTCCGGGTGTGGGCTTGTGCGTGACCTGCCAGCAAATCGCCGAGCTTAAATCAAAGCATTATCGGGGGATATGAATTGGCTGTTCAATTCGCGTTTCCGTGGAATGCTCCACGGTCGGCAATAGCCAGTCCATATCTTACCTACGACCAACAGTATCGCCGCGACCGTATGCTCGCGGCTTTGCTGCATGCTAGAAAGGTGCTTTCCCTCCAGCCCGAGTGTGTACGTTTTGACGTTTATCGCACTGCTGCGGTGCTGGAGCAAAATCAGGGCAGTCAACGAGCCAATGCTTTTTTAATAAGCTTCTGCAAAAAGGCATTGCCGCGTTTTGAACTGGTCGCAAAAAAATACGAGTGTACCGGTATTAACAGCAACGTATCAGCCGCTGTTTTCGGTTGTCATTTCGATACTCAGCTTATGCAATATCTGGCGTCTCGCATGGTCAACATAGTCGCCAGATACAACCGACTCCCGGATATGGCACGCGCCGACATCGACCTGCTGGCTGCTGATATCGCCGATTTTATCCGTGCAGAGTTAGTCAACATTGACGATTCTGACATGTGTGAACTGGAGACATTAAATGCCTGGTATATGCATGCTGGTTTCATCACTCAGCAATTCAGGATAATGCCACCAGAGTGGGAACGGTCGCGGGATAAATATTGGGATCAGGATAAAGTCGCTCCAGCAATTGCCCGTATGTTTTCGGAAAAATGGTGGCGTGGCCGTCTGCGTCGCATTGCGGCTGCGTGGCGCGAACACCTGCAAATCGCAATCGGAAATGTCAGTAAGAAAAAACATGTCTACGCGAGTAAAAACTGCGTGACAGACTGGCGTGAACAGAAGCGCCGGACGCGCGAATTTCTCAAAGGTCTGGAGCTTGAAGACGAAGACGGCAACCGTATCAGCCTGATTGAAAAATACGATGGTTCAGTCGCTAACTCTGCGATTCGACGCTGTGAGCTTATGACCCGCATTCGTAGGTTTGAAAATATCTGCAATGAGCTCGGTTATGTTGGTGAGTTTTACACCCTGACCGCACCGTCTAAATATCACGCCACGACAAAGGCAGGCTACCGTAACACCAAATGGAATGGATCCAATCCATCCGATACGCAATGTTATCTCACTGGCCTGTGGGCACGCATTCGCGCAAAACTCCACCGTGAAGACATTCGTATTTTCGGGATCCGCGTTGCAGAGCCTCACCATGACGGGTGCCCTCACTGGCATATGCTGATGTTTATGCTCCCGGAGGACGTCGATACCGTTCGTGGCATTATTCGGGACTACGCATGGCAAGAAGATTTTCACGAACTCAAAAGCGATAAAGCCAAAAAAGCACGTTTCCACGCAGAAGCCATTGATCCGGAGAAAGGCAGCGCAACCGGCTACGTCGCGAAATACATCTCGAAAAATATCGACGGTTACGCTCTTGATGACGAAACCGATGACGAAAACGGTGAACTGTTGAAAGAGACAGCCCCCGCCGTTTCAGCATGGGCGGCGCGCTGGCATATTCGTCAGTTTCAGTTTATCGGTGGTGCACCAGTGACTGTTTATCGTGAATTGCGTCGCCTTGCAGATACCGAGACCGCGCACGGTCTAAGTGTTGAGTTTGCGGCTGTCCATGATGCCGCCGATGCCGGTGATTGGGCTGGCTATGTTAATGCGCAGGGCGGTCCGTTTGTCCGTCGCGATGATTTGCAGGTGCGTACGCTTTATGAACCGCGCACCGAGTTTAACCAGTATGGTGAGGAAACTGTCTGCATTCGTGGTGTGTACGACTCCACCGTTGGTGTTGGCACTCCGATTTTAACCCGGCTCACGCAATGGAAAATTGTTCCGAAGCGTGCCGTTGATTTGGCCGTTGACGTTAAGGACGGCTTCGCCGTCCCTTGGAGTTCTGTCAATAACTGTACGGGAAGCGAAAGCGATCCACCGGAACTCGATTTATCAAAACCCCTGAGTCGACGTGAAAGGCGAGAGCTGACGAACCGAATCAGGAAACCAAAGCCACCTAAGAGGCCGAAATTTATCCACGGAACAGATGAGCAAAGTGCTCCGATAGAAAAAACTATCGACGAGATCCGTCTGACAACCGGCATTACCATCAGCCGGGGAGAAGCCCTGCACCTGATAGCAGGTGGCAAAAGTTGTATTAACGGTAAATGGTTGCGTGGAACGTCCAAAGGTGAAATTTTCTCCGCAGCGCCATAGCTTCAGGCAAAGCCTAGGGAAATCCTTAATCGTGTTGCGGTGCTGGCAGAAACATCAAAACTCACAGGTGATTAATTTACATCCATATCATGTACATACAACACCTACCCGATTCACTTTTTCTCTTCCCATCTTTTGCCAATACGTTATACTGTATAAATACACAGTAATCCTATTGGGAGGGATTTCATGGTTGGGAAACATTTCAGCCGAACGCAGCAAAAGTGGGCTTGTGTGCAATTTATCGCCGAGATATCTCTTATTGCCAACTGCAAACCGGCAGATTTGAAGCTGGCACTAACTCTGATTGCCGGCCTAGCTAACAGCGAAAGCGACGAAGAAAAAGACGAAATTTTCTATAAGGCTGAATAGGTAAACGCGCTGATGCAAAAACTAGATTTTGGCGTCAGCGGGTTTGAACAACGAGCCGCGCGAGGCGTTAGCCTGCCCTTGAAAATCTGACCATGGCCGGCACTTTCAAAGTCGTTTTTTATGCCATTTTTCCACGAATTTCCCGTTTTTTAGCTGTGCATGCATCAGGCGCATGATTTTGCATGCGACATGGGTTGCACGTTCTAGCCGTGTGCCGCCACAGCTGGCGCGTATCCAGAGTGGTCATGCAACTGCATTAAAACCGCCCCATAAAGCGGGCAGGCGTGGCGGGGATAGCATTGCGCGCCAGAGCAATACAATACATAATTGCTTCGCTCCGTGTATAACATATTCATAGCAAGAGGGATTCTATGGCAACGCAAGATTATAAGAGTAAAATGCTGCATTATCGCCATGCAATAATGCTTCCTAAAAAGGATGCTCTTTTAACATCAAACCTGCAAGATAGGTTGGCAAACCTTGTGAAAATCAAGGTTCCAAATGTTGCTGATAGATTATTCTTCCCTGATGTTCCAGATAATAATGGTAATGTCGCTGCTCACGCCCACATGGTTCTTTCAAATAGCAAAGAAATTCATGGAATGTTTTTTGCGGAAATTGTCTATATTGAACCGGGTAGTAGCATTCCTGTTTTCTCTGTTAGCGATTATGCTAAAACAGCTTTAACATACGAGACATTAAATTTATCAAGTGGGAATGCTAGAGAGTATTTAGAAAGCATTGCATACATTGGTGTGATTAAGAACCACTTCATAATTCTGCAAAGCAGATCTATTAGAATAAAAGATATTGAAAATTATATAAATTTCATACTACAAGACAACCTATCTATTACTGATGATAACTTCATCGTTTTACAGGCAAACAACCTGTCTCTAAATACGGATTTTTTAAAACGTAACATAGTAAAAAATGTTAGCTTAAAGCTGCCTTTAACCTACTATGGAAATAATATTGATGATACAGCTAGTGAGCTATTAAAAACGCTCGTAGGTGAACATCGAATTAATGAAATGAAGAAAAATGCCATTTTAAATGATGGTTCACCTGACAGGGAATCTCTATCAATTGATATTTCCATTGGGTATAAATATAAAGCAAGCGAGTCTGAGCAAGACATGTTGCGTAAAATTACACAAGGCTTGGTTGATAATAGAGATGAAAGCTTAACAATTGAGTTAAAAGGTGCAGGAATACTCAGGAATGATGAGATTCAACTAAAGGATTCAGTTAATATTGAATACAGCAATGGAATGCTAATTGCTGACAACGTTGCTGAAGAAATGATTTCATGGTTATTGCGCTTACTAGACACCGGAGTAATTAACCCATGATAAACAATACGTTACAAACATATGCAAAAAACATAGCAAGCTCAATTGTAATTGGGCTTATATGTGGTTTTGTTATTGTTTTTGTTTATTCAAAATACTCATTTTTAATTGATTTCGATCCTATAATTTCAAAGGGGATCTCTGTCTTTAGCGCCGTAATCATTAGCCTCATGTTTAAGCGACTAATTGATGCTGATGATAAAATAAAGGAGTTAGAACTCCCCGCAAACACTCCATCAAGGATAAAGGATTACTTTGATGATCAAAGAACTTCATACATTCTTGACACCACTAAAAACAAAGTAACCATTGCATATATTTTTACCCTGATTTTGTTTTTTTTGATATCACTAACGTTATCAGCGTCAATAACAAAAGTTAATGTTTATTATGGGGTATTTTTTAATTCCGCACTAACGACTACTTGCTTGGTTTTTTCAGTGTATGCGATACTATTCATTAATAGACAGACGGACATTTCAAGAAACGCAAAGTCATTCTTAAGTGAAATAATAAAAACAGAACAAGAAAGACAAAAATTAATAGACACCATAAATAAAAACATTCGTGATGGTGTTAGTAAGGTTAACACTACCGAAATAAGGAAAAACAAAGCATTCAATATTAGAGAGTATGTAGATAATTTAGAAAAAGAGGTTCCACCACCACAAGATAAGCAATAAAACATTTTCATCCAGAGTCATTATTATAATGGACTCTGGATTTTTTGCATTCATACTTAATCAAAGGTATACGGCTTGAACTTAATTAAATTATCACCAAACCAATGATTTAATTCACGAATCCTATCTTGCAATGGAGTTAATTCATTGCGAACAAATACTTTTGCCACTTTCTCAATATCGCCCACTGAGCCGACGTTCTCAGGCTTGCCGCCCATCAACTGGAACGGGATGCGGTGCGCGTCGAGCAGGTCAGCGGCGCTGACTTTCTTGATATTAAAAAAATCATCCTTCGTCGCGACTTCGCTCAGCGGCACAATTTTAATCCCATCCGGTTTACCGTGCGGTGCGTAGAAAAACAGATTCTTAAAATTGCCGAGCCCTTTCGAGTCGCGCATCGCCTTTCGCAACGCTTCGACGTCAGTGCTGTTCTGAGCGGCATCGGTCACATACATGATGTACCCTGCGTGCGCGCCGTTCTGGTAATACTTGCGACGAAACAGTGTCGCTGACTCATTCAGCCAGGCTGAATTGAGTGCGCTCAGGTATTCCGGCATCCCGTACAGCTCCTGATTAATATCAGGCTCAAGCAGGTGGAAGACGGAACCGGGCGAAAACTGGTGCGGTTGCGTGTAGGACTGGATATACCAGTACACGTCATCATCAACGCCACGACGGGTATATTTGGCCGGTGAGGTCTCCAGCTTTAGCGGCTTGCCAGTCAGACCGCGACGCTCTTCGAGAAAGGCGTTGCCAAATACCAGATAATCGAGCACGAACCGGCTGAAATCCTGACGCGATAACAGCGGGTGCGGGATGTAGGTCGACACCAGAATATTACGCTTCACGTAAATCGGTGAGCTGTGATGAACGGCGGCGCGCATGCTCTTCGCCAGCCCGGAGAAGCTCACCGGCGGCTCATACCATTGGCCGTTGTCGATGCACTCCACATAATCGAGAATGTCGCGGCGATCGAGTACCGGCGTCGGCTCGCCAAAGGTGAATGCCTCCATGCTCTGTGCCGATGCGGCGGTGTGACTTTGGGGGCGCGGCTGCTGTCGCTTGTTGTTGCGATTCTTGCTCATTAGTTCCACTCCATAATACTGGATGACTGTTCGCCGGTCGCGGCGGTCAGCGGCTCATTGATTAATACGTGCATGGTTGCCCACGCGAGATCGGCGTGACTGGCTTCCTCGGTGCGGCTGGCCTCATAGGTCGAGCTGCGCCCGCTGCTGGTCATGGTTTTGCGGATAGACATAAACGACTGCGTGATATCGGTCGCGCTGACGTCGTACTCGAGGCAACCGCGGCGAATGGTGTCTTTGGCTTTCAGCACAGCATTGCGGTTTTC